CGATACGTCATTAGTCTAGCGTGATGTCGAGATCGCCCGCAGGAATGCGGAACACGTCGCCCGTGTCAATCGTCTTGTTGGCGGTCAGGTTGGCGTAGGCCAGCAAATTGCCGCCAGATGACGCGTCAAATATGCCGACAGCAACAACGGTGCCATATCCTGCCGTGGCGACAGGCCACTCTTCAGCGGCGCTATTTGTGGCCGTGTTGCCTGACACGGTAAACGCCGTGGCTTGGCGCGCGTAACCCCCGCCAGATACCTCTGTGCCGCCGCCAGTATCGTCAGGCGCAACAGTGTATAGCGCGGTGTGCCACTCGGTCGGGCGTGTCGCGCTGTCGGTGGTAAACGACCATGTTAGAACGGTTGTCTCGAAGGTGTTGGTGAAGCTCATCTCAATACGCCTTTATCTTCATGCGGCGACCAGACCCGCCGAATTTCGCTTTATCATTGTCTGCGTTTATACCACCAATCGCGTTCGCATACAAAGATGACCACACTTGCAAACGCGCATCGTCTTTCAGATACGGCGCAGAATGCGATAGAGCGCCATACAAATACGCGTCGGGGAAGTATTCCAACAGCCAGTTAGACGTGTTGCTGTCAGACAGCGCGCCGATCTTGGCGTAGTAATATAGCTCCGTCGCATATGTGCCATCGGGAACGGGGAACACCTCAATCTCGCCCGCCGTGATCGCGTAGTAGCGTGGCTCATATGTTGCGTTGGCCGTGCGCTGCTTGCGCTCCAGCAGCTGAAACTGGCTCATAAGCTCAAGCGGCTGCGTGTTGCCGGAGGTAATATACATCCGTATGACCTCGTAGAAGTCAGACGGCACGGCGCTATACTGCGTATCGATGTTGGCCGTGGCGCGCTTCTCTTGACGCCAGTGGCGTATCTGCCGGTTCATGTCTGCCTCGGCCAGCGAAATAAACGTCGGGATGACGCTCGTCAGGTCATCGCGGTCAAGGAAGTCGCCTATGCTGGATTGCAGCTCTGCGTATGTTGTAATTGCCATCTAACAATCCCATGCTTTGCGCGACCAATAGTTGGCGCTTAGTTTGCTTGACTTACCCTTAATCCCACCCGACCTTGCGCAGTATGATGCCTTGCGCTTGGGCTGATCCTTCTTGATAGACATATTAGGATCGCCAAAGTTAATTTTCTTTACAGTGTCGCCCTCAACAGCAAGCACCTCAAACTTCTTTGGCCCGCCACGTCTAGGTTTATTTACCGCAGAAAACCCGTGGCGCTTCTTGGCTGCTGCTATTTTCTCTGACTTGGTGCGGGGCATTACATGCCACGCCCTTGAGACTTAATCTGATTTAACGTCTGCACAAACTGCTGCCCTGACATTCTATCAACAGCAGTCTGGCCAAGCTGGGAAACCATTATTCTAAACGCGTCATCGTCTGTCATCACAGTCGGCATGCCAGCTTGGGGGCTTGGCCCTCGGAATGCTGCGCGTGCTGCTTGCGGCATAGGGATTCCCATTTGCGGGCTTGGCTTGCCTAATGGCATAGGCACCCCGCCTTGTGGGTTTGGCCTGCCAATAGGTAAAGGAATACCGCTTTGTGGGTTTGGCATGCTTTGCGCGGGCCGCGCTTGCGGTCTAACTTGCGCTTGACCAGAACCACCACCGCGCGTCACTGTTGGACGTGGGGCAGCTCTTGGCGCAATGCTTTCGTCCGGCGCAAGTAGGCCACGCATCTGACGCAATTTACGCATACGCTCTTCATCTTCTGACCCGTATGGCGTTGCAAGAGCATTTGCCAGCACAGAAAATATACCGCCGCCCTCAAACTCTTTACCGAACTTGCCAGCGCCACCGCCGTCGATCATATCAATGAAGTCTAAAAATTTATCTGCCATGCTATTTCTTCTTTGCTGTCTTAGCTGATTTCTTAAACGCCTTCGCGGTGGGCGCGCCTTTGCTGCCTACCTTGCGCATCCTTTCGCCAGACCCAGCAGCAATGCGCTTACGCTTCGCGTGGATATTAGCGTACAAACCTTTCTTCGGCATTCTATGCTCCTTCGCCCCACTGGACGCATTGATAATCTGTTGCGCGATACGCAGGAAACATCTGCCGCGCGTATTCCAGCCCGCTCGGTATGGACTGTATGCATTGGCTCTCGCTCTGCATCACGGGGCTGCCAAACGAAAAGCAGTTACCCTCGACGCTGCAAAGCAGGAGCAGCGCCGTCCACATTATTTCTTCTTCTTCGCGTATGACACCTTCTTGCCAGACTTCTTGGCGGCGGCCTTGGCTTTCGCCATACCTTTGGGCGTGTACGCGTAGTGCTTCGATCCAACTTTGGGCATCGTAACCTCCATAAATTACGCGCAGCGTAACATATTGAGCAAGATTAGGCTATACCGCGCAAGTTCCTGCGTATCGCGCCACGCCAAGACAGCATCGGGCCTGACAATGCCGTTGCCGCATCTGACGCCATAGTTAAGCAAACAGCATCAGCTAAATCCGGCGAACGCAAGCCACGCTTACGCATGCTGTCTTTGCTCTCGGCTTGCATTTTGCCGGACGAGGTAAAGCTATACCGTATGGCCGTCAGATCAGCCCGCAAATCATCATCTTCCGGCAATTTACACGAACGATCCTCTAGCCACGCTTTTGTCTTAAACCACAGCTCAGTACGCAAATTATTATACGTCTCGCCCATGCTGGGAGCCTCGGCAACATTCACACCACGCACAGGCGCGCCTAGCTCACGCAATCTATCAACCACACCAGCGCCAACGCCAATGCTATCCACAAGTATCTCATCAGGCTGCTGGCTGGGCGGCAACGCCTCATACTCAGCCATTACCCTGCCCACTGTCTGCATCAGATCCAAACCCTGCCACGACTTAACTTCCGTTATAACGTTAGACTCGCGCTTACAAAACGCCGTCCTATCGCTACCAAATCTTGCCGGATCTATGGCCCACACAGTCTTCGCATTCGGCGCAAGCTCAATATCACGCTTCATAGCACTCTCCACCAAATGATACGGCACAATCGTATCATCGTCGGCAAGAGGAAAATCACCCATGACCCTTATCAAAAACGCGTTAGATTGTTCGCCATATCTCACGCGCATCTCGTCAACAAACTCTTCCGACACCAGCGGGCTATCCACGCATGACCACCGACGCGTCCACCAGCTAGATGCCATCTTCGTCTGGCTTTCGTAAAACGTTCCGCTGGATCTGGTCGGGTTGGACAAAAGTATCGTGGTCGCGTTGTGGCCCGACATTGATCCAGCAGCAGCCTCAAACACCTTCTCAGGCACACCGCTGGCCTCGTCAACAACCAGCAAAACATGCTCTGAGTGAACGCCAGCCAGCGCCTCCGGCGTTTCTGCACGGCTGGTGCGGGCCGATATAAACGCCTCTGATGCAGCAGCGGCAAGCTCAACGCGATCCGACTTTACAGTAAGCAGCTGCGATATTTCTTTAGGCAGCTCATTTATCCAACGTTTAAGCTCGGCAAAAAGCGCGTCAAAAAGCTGGCCGCTGGTCGGCGCAGTCACAACAACCTTATTCGGAAACCGCAGCAACAAAAACCAAAGCATGGCCCAAGACGCGGATGTGGACTTTCCCGTGCCATGACCAGACCTTACGCTAATCTTGCGCTCGCCAGCCGCAATGGCTTGCAAAAACTCTGCCTGATATGGCAGCGGCTCAGCGCCAAGCATCTCCCTAACAAAACGCACAGGATCTTGCGCGTACCGCGTCACAAAATCCTTCATCAGTTTTGCCTGTGCTTCACTCATTGTCTGGCTCCGGCGTAACGTCAATAATGCTTGACCTATTCTTACGCAGCGCATCCAAATGCATGTCGCCCAAGCTAATCGTCACTTGAGCCGAAGGCTTTGTGCCGTACCTGTCAGCGTTCGCAGAACCCGCCATAAACCGGCGATGATGAACACGCTCACGCGCCAAGCTAACATCAGTCGATGATAGGTCAGGCTTGTGCGTAAGATCATCCAATATGGCCAAGCCTTCCTCAACAAAAGCATCTGCGCTGTCTTTTCTAGCGCGCTCCAAAGCCTCGCGGTAGTCCGGCACAGAATTAATGGCCGCGCTTAGGTAAGACCGGCTGCACTTATATTCTTCAGCAAGCTTGGCCAAAGTCACGCCTGATGCAACCTTGTCCGTTATGTAATCTATGCCACCGCGCTTGGCCACATCGCTTAGTATGCGCTTTTTTAACGCTCTGCCCGCCATTTGCTTTTCCCCAAATTTTGCAAAATTTTACGTGGGGCGGCGAAGGATGGCAAGGGGGGTGCAGGGGGGGTACGGGATTTGTGTGTGTGAGGGTATAATAATAACACTACCGGCGAAAAGCTTTGGCGGGGGGGGGTTTTTGCGCCTGCAAGCTGCAAAAGCTGGCCGAATTGCGTCTGGTGCATGGCCTTTATCGCATAATGTTTATTATGTTAAATTTATTGTGTAATGATAACAATGCCTTAGCATTTTACAGCTATCTATGGTTGTATCATAGCTGCGTTTTGGGCGCATCTTGACCAGCTGGTCAGGTTCAATCTTGACCAGTTAGTCAGGTTTTAGTATTCGCGCGCGCGTTTGCGTGACGACGCTTCACTGTGTTGCGCGTCACTTTTTTTGCATTTGATTGCATTTTATGCTTGCTCTCTTTATATCTCCATGCTATCTCTTAGATATCAACACAAAACACGGAGACAAATAAAATGACAAAGACACAAGATTTTTATGATTATGTGAAAGGCTTTTATGGTAGAGGCGGCATTTATGAGTTTAACGCGCCGCATAACGTCATTTATGTAGCTTGCTGCTTAGTCGCTCAGCGCAAAGACATTCCCTTTGATGGCGATACAGTAGATCGCGAAG